AAGAATCCGAGGCCGTTGACCCAAGTGGGAAGTTACAGAAAAAAGCGGAAGGACTAATTGCAAAGGGAAAATACAAAGAGGCCGAGTTTGTTGGGGAACAGATAGCGGCCCGCGAACTTCGTACTTCTGTCGCTGGAGTCGGAGAGGGGCGCGATAGGCGGGCGGCAGCAGATATTTTGTCCGATTATTACGGAAATCGTGCTCCCGTCATGTCTGACAAGGAACGACTAGAGCTTGCGCGACTCGCTCGCGAGGAGGGTGTATTCAAAGACTTTTCAAAAATGACAGACTCGACAAAAAAGGGGCTGGACAGATTTGCCGACCTTGCCGCAGCGACCACCAAAAAAATGGGAGAGACGACAAAAGCCGTGAAGGACGGAGCAAAGCCACCAGCCGGAACACCTGGGGGCGGGCCAGCAAAAACCCCGAAAGACACGCTTGAATCAATGGTTCAATCCATCCTCGATCTTATTAAAAAAATTGAACCAAAACTACCGCAACAAGTTCTAGCATAAAATTATGGCACATACATATTACGGCAGCGACGGCTTAATTTTAACAAGCGTATCAAGGCAAAATTTCGACAGCGGACTAAGTCGCGTTGATTGCATATACAAGTGCCGCACGACAAAGGCTGACGATCTTGAGCCAACGCTTGCCGCAGGGCTTCGCCTGCCAGATCGGCAGGATTTTTTGATCCGCGAAAACGCTACGCGCAAGGACGAGACGGATGGTTTTACGACTTTTACCGTCTCTGGGTTTTACGCGAGCTTAGTGACTAGCCCGAACACGGTCACACCCATTCCAAGCGTGCTTGGAGCGCAACTATCGTCGTCGGATTTGTATTTATATAGCAATTATAATCCTAAAAACCAATATGGAGGAGGTCTTGTTCGTATATTTAAATTGAACATCCTTTGCGACACGATTACGCGAAAATTCACGATGCTACCGGCCGACTCGGTTACTTCTCTGAATTTACCGGAAGAGACGCTCAAAACAAAAATCTTAAGTGCTACAGCTTACGATGGCGGGCAACAATTATCTGTTGCCGAGCTTGAGGCATATTTTTTAGCCGATTCAGGAGCATATTGGCCTTCCGATAATTTCCCGTTTTCGCCAGAACTTCATAAAGCAATCTCGCAATACATACCCGGAACGCTTGAGGCGTCCATATCAGGACAAGTGGAAATAATCAACGTAAACCGATCCAGTTTCGGGAGCTACGATGAGGTCACTGTGACGTGGGGGTTATCTTTAAATCGAACATCGGTTACAGTGACTTACCAAAAAGGCGCACCAATATATGAATGATTTCCCAAACGACTTTCGCGACCAAATAACGGCGGGAAAATCGACTTCGCCGATTTCGGCGGCAAACCTGATGCAAAATTTCGCATGGGCGAAATTGGTTGCCGACGAGTCGTTGATCGAGCCTACGACTCAGCTTGGTTTTTCGGCGCGCAAACTTAAAATACCAGCGATAAACAACAACGGAAATAGGGTGCTCGCCTCGACAGGCGGGGCGTTAAGTTGGAAAGAGGACATACCCACGGCGCCAGCAACGGGGACATACGTCCTCGGCTCGGTCGGCGGCTCGCTGAGTTGGATCGCAACCGAGGAGTGCCCATGATCCTAGGCCGCACACCATCCGGAGCGATCAAAACAAAAACCGACGGCGGCCTTCGCGCTGTTAATTGCGCGTGTTGTAACCCCTGTGATCTGACGTGTGACTGTAGTCCTTTCTGTGGATTTACCCAAATCCAGGTGCAGGGTGGAGAGATTTTAGATGGGTGCAACGATGGTGGGATTTTTTGCGATTTATTTTCATGGAACAAGGTCGGATATGGTTCCGTCAGTTTGGACACCAGCAATATGATTGCAACTTGCAATATTTCTGGATTTGGGTTTGGCTTATTATTTGGAACGACATCACCGTATGGAACCTACTCAAACGGAGTTACAATTATTCCGGTCTAAGTTAAATCCAGAAATGTTTAAAAGATTGATGAAATCTTTAAGACGTTTTGCTGAGGCAGGAATGCCAAGCGTATCGACAGAAGCACTCACCACCCGCGAAGCAACTTGCCGCGCCTGTCCCGAATGGGACGCGCAGGCACTCAACGCCACAGGCCGCTGTCGCAAGTGCGGGTGCAGCACTTGGGCAAAACTACGCATGGCAACCGAGCGGTGTCCGATAGGCAAATGGGAAGCTGTTGACAAAACACCCGAATAAATGGCACGCGATCTTTTTATTGACACCACGAACCGCAGGCTGGCGACGAGCTTGACAAGCCTTGCACCCGCTACAACGCCGCGTTTTGTAAAGGGCGACAACGGCGCGATAAACCTTTATTTCCTAGAAGCAACAGGCAACGTATCCGCTCCGTTTAACGTGATCGACTACACCGGAACGAGCGTAAAGTTCGGCGTAGGAAGCCGCACAGGAACGCCAGCATCCGGCACGTTTACTCTCTCCTTCGGCGGCCAGACGAGCGGAGCGATAGGGTACAGCGCGACCGCAGGAGCGATCTCGTCCGCGCTCAACTCGCTCTCAACGATAACCGCCGCAGGCAAAGTATCCGTTGACGGCACGATGGCAACAAACTTCGTCGTATCATTCAACTCGGCAGGCACGCAGGGCGCGATCACCGGCAACTTCGCCCGTCTCATTCCGACCACGACCGCTCTCATTGACGAGCGCATTGCAGGAGACGCGACCAACGCCGAAATTCAAGAGCTTCAGCTTCGCCTTGCGCCCGCAGTCTACGAGCCAACGTGGACGGATCTCGGCACAGCTTTGACCGTCAGCGTTGCAACCACGCTCACAGGCTCGACGCTGAACAACGAAATTCAACGTGTGTCATTCTCTCGTGCTCCGTATCTTGGAAGTTTTCGCGTGACGGTTCCGACATACAACGTGGACATCGCTTCGACCGTCACCGACGGGGTATTTATTACGACGAGCAACCACGGACTGACACTCGCGCAGCCTGTCGTGCTGACAGGGTTCACCGCGTTGACCGGCTATACGGCAGGCATCCAGTATTTCGTGCGCTCGATCCCGCAGACGACCGAGTTTTTGCTTGGGATTACCGCAGGAGCAACCGCGATCACGACCGGCACAGGCACGGTGACAACGGGCAGCGTAGCCACAACCGTTCTGCGTCAGACCGATCCGCTAGACGCAAGCACGACCGCCGCGCAGTTGCAAATAGCACTCCAAGCACTCGACTCCATCGGCGCAGGTAACGCGACGGTTGTCGGAGTTCAGAACAGCTACTACGATATTAATTTCGGCGGCGACAAAGGATTCACCGACTTGCCAACATTGCAAGTGCAAAGCGGCTTGACCGCAGCACCCGGCAAGACCGCCGCCGTTGATTTCAACACGTTCGGCGTTCGCGATCTGCTTCTCAACGCAACCTCGGTAACAACCGAGATCGAGATCGAACTAACGACCGCAGGCGAGCGGAGCACGATAATTCTTCAACCATGCACACTCACGGAAGAACTCATCAGCCAAGGTGGTCTGAGCTAATGAACGGCCACGCTTTTCATACGTTCGTAGGAACGTCCGCACCCGCAACGGCTGTTTTAATTTCGTTCAGCGAGGCCGAAGCGTGGCTTCGCGTTCTCTCTCTCATCCTTGGAATTTGCATCGGTGCGGTATCGTTGTATAAAATGCTGAAATCAAAAAAACCATGAAAATACTATCTACAATCGTTGACTCACTTTCGCAGAACTCGACCTGGAGAGGGCTGATTTTAATCGCAACAGCGGCAGGCGTAAATCTATCACCGGAGCTACAGGCGCAGATCATTGCCGCAGGGCTTGGTCTTGTCGGCCTAATAAACGTAATTCGCAAAGGAAAATGAACGCAAAATCCATTGCGCTTTGGATGATAATTCTTTCATTTGCGTTCTTGGGAATGGCGTTTTTGACTTCATGCGCTGGATTCAATAATCCCTCGTTATGCGTCAAAACGGATTACGGCACTTTTTGTTATGAGCTTCCAGAAATACCATCGCTAAAAAAATGACCTTCGACGACCGCAGCGAGATTCAGCTTGCCACGCTCCACCCCGAGATGCAAAAGGCAGCACGGGCCTTTCTAGGCGTTGCAAAGACTATCTGCGCGAAGGTTGGTTGCGACGTTAAGATCATCAGCGGAACTCGATCCTATATGGAACAGGATGCGCTCTATGCGCGGGGCCGCACAACGCCAGGGAAAAAGGTAACGAACGCCGCCGCCGGTCACAGCAATCACAACTTCGGCATCGCTTTCGATATCGGCATTTTTCGCGGCAAAGAGTATTGCGGAGAACATCCGCTCTACCACGAACTCGGCACGCTCGGCAAAAGCCTTGGCCTAGAATGGGGCGGTGACTGGAAATTCGTTGACGAACCGCACTATCAGCTACGTCCGCATTGGGCGAAGGGAATGACCGAGCGCGATATGCTCGCCAATTTACGCAACCGAGTATCTAAAAAAATAGACGTCCTCGCTTGAAAAAAAAGAGACAACCGACGGTTGAATCGGAGCGAACGGAAGCACTCGCAGAAGCGAAGCGGCTTCTGTCGGAGCATTACGACTGCGGCCTCGCCATTGTATCGTGGGAGCAAGCAGGCGAGACGATGCACGGGGAATTTGTATTCGGCAACAAATACGCCGTCGAAGGACTCGCAGGCGACTCGTTCAGTATTTTATTCCCAGACTTGGAAGAAGAAGAAGAGGAAGACGAAGAAGCATGAAAATGACATTGGAGTTCGACGATACCGAGCGATACGAGCACGAGGTGGCCTGCAAAGCCCTTGATATTCTCATCCTAGTGGATGACATAGATCAGGAGCTACGGAGCGCCTTAAAGCACGAATGCGGAGCATTCGCAAAACTTGATGAAGATACGATAGAGGCCGTTCGCACATGGATTTGGGAACAACGTAGCCAGCGCAATATCCCAGAACTTAAATGAAGGGATGGAAAAAATGGATGGCTGTCGGGTGCTCTCACGGCGACCAGATCGACCCAGAGGCACGCAAGGCCGTCTTGACGTTCAAAGACCGCTGGAAGCCGGATAAGACAATTCACCTAGGCGACTTCCTTGACCTAGCAGCGTTTCGCTCTGGCGCTATTTCAGACCCGAACTCAAGCGACCGCGCCGCGAGCATCTCGGACGACCTTTCCAGTGGCATTGATTTTCTACACGAATTACGTCCGCAACATATTTTATATGGAAATCATGAAGCTAGGCTTTACAAGCTTGCGTCGTCGCCGAACGCGCTCGCGGCTCACGCCGCTACGCTTACCATCCAAGCCATCGAGAAGACCGCGAAGGAACTAAAAGCGCGGCTGTATCCATACCATATTCGGAGCTTTTACGAGCTAGGCGGAACGAAGTTCCTGCACGGTTATATGTATAACGTGCAAAGTATAAGGGATCATGCAGAGACATACGGCCAATGCGTTCTGGCCCATCTACACCGCGTAGGCTGGGAACGCGCTCGCACGCTCGACGGCGCAAGCGGATATTGCACCGGAATGCTTGCGCGTTTCGATATGGAATACGCTTCGACTCGCCGCGCAACATTCGCGTGGTCGCAGGGATTCGCGTATGGGTATTACAAAGACAACTCGATCACCGTCAATCTATGCGAACGAAAAATAAATCAGCCGTGGCTCTTGCCGCTGTAAACAAAGCCTGGGACGCTTTCTACGATGCAACAAAAGTTGAAAGCGAAAAAGACCTAGCCAAGCAAGGATGGAAGACCATCCGCACGATTTCAGAGGAAGCGAAACTGACGATTGCGGCGATTACTTGCCGAGTTGAAACTGCAATAGGGAAAGGGATTCTTGAATCAAAAAAGGCAACAATACAGACAAAACAAGGCGTTCGCGAGGTGAAATTCTTTCGCCCAACATAGTTAGATTTTATTATGTGACTTGGTTTCTATCCAAGCCGCAGATGCGCTCCAGCATTGGATGAGCGTATATGTAAAGACTTTTCTCAAAAATTATTTTCACACTTCGCGAATTTTTTTCTTTTCATCTTTGCGGAGATGAATGAGAGTTTGCACATCGAACGAGACGAACTCGCCGATACAAACCAAAAACAGAAAACCAAAAATGAAAATCAAAGACCTCGAAATCGGAACAAAGTATCAAAAAGCAGATGACTCAAGCATCTGGATCAAAACTGGCAAGACCGTTTCAAAGAGATTCGGAACAACTCAACCCTCCATCCGGCACGACCGCCGAATCAACTGCGTTGTCGTTAAGTAATTTTTATATATGGAACCGCTAACATTTCTAGCCCTATTCGCGACCTGCACAATCTGTGCATTTATTGCCGGTTATCTAATCGGCAACATCAAAGCCACCTGCGAGATGGAACAGGCTCGCCGCTGGTGGATGAACCGCCAGATCAAACGGGAGCGCCGTTAATGACCGAGGCCGAGTTACATGACGCCGAATGCCAATTTACTCGCAGCCTTCTGTGCGGAATGATTCAGCAGGCCGTTGCCGATCTGCAAAGCGAGAAGGTCTTTCTCAGCAGGCAACTCAACGAAGCGCAAGAGCTTGACCGAGAGTCGGCAATTCATTTCATCCGATCAAAAGCATTCCAAGGCATTTGCGACGTTCTCGCCCTGCCGGCCGACAAAATCAAAACAAGGGCACTAAAACATGATATTAGCACTCGATCCAGGGACGACGCACAGCGCGTTCGTACAATACGACCAACGCGGGATACATGACCACGGTCACCTTCCGAACGAGGAGATCCGCCAAGTGCTCATCGGTCGCGAGTACACTCGATGCGCTATCGAGATGATCGCCAGCTACGGCATGGCAGTGGGCGCAAGCACCTTTGAAACGTGCGTATGGATCGGACGATTCATCGAGGTTGCTAGGGTGGACGTGGAATTAATATTTCGTAAAGACATTAAGCTTTTCCTATGCGGCACGATGCGAGCCAAGGACGCGAACATTCGCCAAGCCTTGCTCGATCTCATCGGGCCGCAGGGAACAAAGGCCCAGCCGGGGCCAACATACGGCATAAAATCCCACTCGTGGGCGGCACTCGCTGTGGCCGTTTATGCAGCACAACAAAAAAGAAAATAGAAAATGAAAATAGAAAATATTGATGGATCGAAAATAGCTGAAGCAATCATTAGATTTGCTGATTCAGTTACTCCGCAAAATAGTATAGAATGTAAAGATGCGGCTGGAGTTAATGTTAGCTCATTAACTGAAGCTATAATGGGTATGACAGCTGGATTAGTTGAAATATCTAATGCTATATATTCTTTAGGTGAAGTTATTGATAATCACTCATTTCGCCACGAACCACAAACCACAACATCAGAAAACCAAAACATATGAAAATAACAAAAGGAAAACAAACACGCGCCCAGCGCGTAGTACTCTACGGCGTCGAATCCGTAGGAAAAAGCACATTCGCGGCCAAGTTCCCCAGGCCGCTGTTTCTCGACATCGAGGGCGGCACGTCCCACCTAGACGTTGACCGTTGCGAGATCGGAACGTGGAAGCAACTGACGGACGCATTGGCTGAGGCCAAAGCGACCGACTACAAGACCATCGTCATCGACAGCGCGGATTGGGCAGAACGCCTATGTGTCGAAGACCTGTTGGCTACCAGCAAGAAGACCAGCATCGAGGATTTCGGCTTCGGTAAGGGATGGGTGATGGTAGCTGAGCGCATGAGCCGGTTCTTGTCATCCGTCGATCAACTCATTGATTCCGGTAAGAATGTGGTCATGATCGCGCACAGCAAGATAGTGCGATTCGAGGCTCCAGACGCTCTCGCAGCCTACGATCGCTATGAGTTAAAACTGAGCAAACAATCGGCGCCGTTGCTCAAAGAGTTTGCGGACGAGCTTTGGTTCTTACGGTTTAAAACTAAAGTATCTACCACGGACTCCGGCAAGGGAAAGGGCATCGGCGGCAAGGAACGTATCCTTTTAACGACGCACTCCGCAGCATATGACGCGAAGACCCGCAGCGGCCTTGCGGAAGAACTCCCGCTTGAATGGGCATCGGTCGCGCATCTGTTCGAAGCCGTTGCAACTAAACAGCCGAACCATATCGTCGAAGCCGACGAAATGGTAGGATGGCAAGCACGGCTCGCAGAGCATGAAGGAGCGGTCAACCAGTTCCTCATCGGACGCGGCGTCCTTACAAGCGAACAGACTTGGCGCGACTGCGCGCCGGAGTATCTGCACCGCGTTGCGCTTCGCGTGGATCAGTTCGTGAACACGGCTATCGAATGGAGAAAGGCGAATCAATAAACATCACTACACTGATAAAGTGTAGAATTAAAAAAATGAATAAAGAAATCTCACCATCCTCCCTGCCAAAGCTCGCTGAATGCGCCTTGTTTGAAGGCGCAGGCGGAACAAGCTTGGCAGCGGAGCGCGGCACGGCGGTTGACGTTGCGATCCGCAACTTGATATCAGCGCAGAATGACGTTGCAATAGTTGGCGAAGACGCCGGTGCCATCGCCTACGGCGTCGAGGAACTGACGCGACTAGCTAATGGTTCGTTCGTGGAAACTCGCGAGGAGTATCTGGCAATGGCAGTCCCTGGACTTAGCAAACTCGGCACGGCAGACGCAGTCTGCAAGGCCGAGAAGTGGGTCGCAGATATCAAGACAGGGCAGTTGCGGAATTACAGAGATCAACTTCAAGCCTACAGTCTGGCGTGCATGGAAGATAACTTTGAAATGTCTTGGACTGCTCATGTTATCTACGTCGATCAAAAGCTAATTCGTAGCTATGACTTCACCTACGAGGAAGCCAAGCAAGGCACGCAGCGCACAATCGACCGCGCAACAAGCGCGGACGCGAAGCCGACGCCTTGCGAGTATTGCAGCTGGTGCAAGCATTTTAACAACTGCCATGCCATCGTTAGGCAGGCTGAGAGTGCTATTGCGCTTATCCCAGAGGCAACCGGAAACAGCATCGAGGCGATAAAAGATCGCATCCTTGCAACGCCGGAGTCGCTTGGCGCATTCATCCGCGAGTGGAAGCTAGCGGAGAAAGAGATCGCGGAGCCGCTACTCGGTCACCTTAAAACCCGTCTTGAAAGAGGTGACGAGGTTGCCGGATGGAAACTTACTAGTGTAAGCGGTCGCAAGTTTGTGGAAACTGAAGCAATCGCCAAAGCCAGCCAAAACATCACAAAAGAGACATTGATCTTAGCAATGGGCGGTAAGATGTCAGAAAAGAGTTATCTGGAACTCTGCGCCAATAACGGCGTAGAGCCAGACCAAACGGCGATCAAGGCGGGATCACCGACAACGCAACTCCGCCAAACAAAAATAAAATGAAAATTAATGCAATACATAAGGACTATAAAATAGAGTTAGCAAATGCCGCTGCAATTATTATGAGCGGGTTATTATCAACAGGCCATTATACTCATATAAGAGACCCAGAGAATGGAATGGTATTAGACACTTATGATAATGGGGAAGATTGGAAAGAAAATGGATTACTTGTAAAGTTTCAATATGAAGTATTGGATGATACGAAAGCGTTATTAAAAGATTTAATCCGTGAACTTGAGGCAGATTTTATAGAAGACTGTATAAATCAATCTAAAGGATAAATAATTTCCTCGCCAACCTACATCGGTCAGTCCCGTAGGTGCAGGGGCAAAAGGGGGCAGCGCATCCTAAAAAACGCTGACCAACAACAACAAAATAGAAAATACAAAATATGAAACTAGCACAATGTAACTGCGCAGAAGTAAAAGACGAGCATGGCAATAAATTGCCACAAGTGATTGGACACAACTGCGAGTATATCCGAAATAGAAACCAGTTCCTTACAGATGCGTCATCATACGCTCAAACAGAATTAGATAAAACAGAACTAAAATTACCATCAGAGCGATCATCGTTCTTTAACCGTGTATTCTCGGAAAAGATGGATGAGCTTTGCGTAAACCTATAATCAACAGAAAATACAAATGCCAACATACAAAGCATCAGAACCTAAGCAGGCCGCAATTTATTTCGTCGAGCCTGGAACATACGAAGTCGAAATCATCAAGGCGGTAGAGAAGACGAGCCAAGCCGGAAACCCTACGATCAAGCTCGACGTTCAAGTCATCCTTGAAAGCGGCATCGAGGGGCCGAAAATGTGGGAACACTTAACTTTTACGCCAAAGGCGGCGTGGAAAGTTGATCAAGTGCTTTCGAGCATCGGTAGGGCCGTCATTCCAGGCGAAGACGTCACGGTCGAAGCTGAAGACCTAATTGGAGAAAAAGGCGTTTGCGTCGTAGGTGTAGAGCCGGGGCAGACTAATCCAGACCATCAATTCAACTGCATCGAGCGCTGGTTATTCGGTGACGAAAAAGCAAAATGGCTCGGCAACCGGCGCAAGCCAGCGGCCAAGACCGACAAACATATCGTCGCCAAAAGCAACGGCTATGTTGCACAACCCCAAGACGAAACCGACGACATTCCGTTTTAATACATGAACGGATCTCTCTCTCTCCGGCTGGTTATTTGTATGAATGAATGTCCTATCGGGCTACGGTTGGAACGGGGCGACCCGCTACCGGTCTACCAGCATACATACGACGACTCGCCGGAGGGGAGAGCACTGGCGGAAGCCCACCTAGAAAGAATCGAAGACTATGTTCGAAGGCATCACAAGACTGCTAAAACTAACAAGACTTGTTAAAGAACAGATGGCTGATCTTGAATTACTTGTTGAATTATTAAACATTCGCGTCGAGTCGCTCACAGAAGAGAACGACCGACTCATTAAAGAAAACAAGGCGCTCCGCCAATTCCTATCCGGCCAAGATGAATAAACAATATGAATGATTATTTAAGGTTCCTAGAAAAGAAAAGGCATTCCATTGGTGAATTTGGGTTCGATGCAAATTATATTCCAGACATTGCATTTGATTTTCAAAAACATATAATTGAGAAGGCAGTAAAAAAGGGACGTATCGCTATCTTTGCAGATACGGGACTTGGCAAGACATTGATTCAGTTATCAATCGCAAAAAATATAATAAATCATACAAATAAAAACGTATTGATTCTAACCCCGCTTGCTGTTGCGTTTCAATTTATAATCGAGGCGCAAAAGCTAGGAATTGATGATATCGAATACTCAAAGGATGGGAAATACACTAAAAAAATTGTGATATGCAATTATGAAAGATTACACTATTTCGATTCAAATGATTTCGTCGCGGTAATTCTTGACGAAAGCAGTATCCTTAAAAACTTTGATGGAAAAATAAAGGGTCAAGTAACCTCTTTTATTAAGAAGATTCCATATCGTTTCCTATCAACGGCAACACCAAGCCCAAATGATTTCATAGAGCTAGGAACTAGTTCTGAGGCATTAGGGTATCTGGGGTATATGGATATGCTTGGTAAGTTCTTCAAGAACAATCAAAACTCAGTTGATTCAACAAATAGGAATATCGGGGAAAAATTCTACCTAAAACCTCACGCAGAAAATGACTTTTTTGCTTGGGTTAATCAATGGTCAATAATGGTAAAAATGCCTAGTGACATTGGGTTCTCAAATGATAGGTATAAGTTGCCCGAATTGATTGTTAATAAGCACGTCATAAAAAACCAGTCCATGATTGACACATCAGGTCAAGTTCAAATATTTACGCCAATAGCAAAATCATTTGCCGAGGTTAGATATGAACAAAAACAGACCGAGGAAGTCAGGTGCAAAAAGGCAGTTGAATTAGCCCAAGGAAATACATCGGTCTACTGGTGCAATACTAACAATGAAAGCTCGCTTCTAAAGTCTATGGATCGAGACGCTGTTGAGATCATAGGAAGCCAGTCAATAGAGCGAAAAGAGGAAATACTTTTATCCTTTTCTCGCGGGGAAATAAAGAGGATAATAACTAAAGCAAAGATGACAAGCTTCGGATTAAATTGGCAGCATTGCAATCATTCTGTATTCTTCCCTACCTACAGTTATGAGCAATACTATCAGGCCGTAAGACGGTTCTGGAGATTTGGTCAAACCAAAGACGTGACAATAGAAGTAGTGGTATCAGATGGTCAGACAAGGGTGCTAGAGGCACTCCAGCAAAAAACAGACAAAGCTATTCAGCTTTACAAAAACCTAACAGAAAACGTAAATAGACAATTCACAATAACTCACAAGGAGTTTAATAAGGAAGTAATTAAACCTAGATTCTAAATATATGATTAAAGATCAAGAAATAAAAGACAACTATGCAATTTATAATGGCGATTGCATGGACGTATTGCCGCAACTAGATCAAAACAGCGTTGATCTTTCAGTATATAGCCCGCCATTTGCAGGGCTTTATAATTATTCAAGCTCTGAAAGGGACTTTTCAAATTGTGAAAACAAAGAGCAATTCTTGCAGCAATATGACTTTTTAGTTGCTGAAATGGCAAGAGTAACAAAGCCAGGAAGGATAAATGCAGTTCATGTCACAGATGTTTTTGATAATACGTGCAGGCTTTGGGATTTTCCTCACGAAGTCATTAAACTACATATTAAGCATGGATTTGAGTATCGAAATAGGATAACAATATGGAAAGAGCCATTAAAGGTTCGGATGAGGACAATGGTTCAGTCATTGATGCACAAGTTCATTGTAGAGGATAGCACAAAATGTTTCACAGCGATGCCGGATTATGTTCTTGTTTTTACAAAAAAAGGAGAAAATGAGGTGCCGGTTACGCATCCATATGGAATAAACCATTATGCCGGTGAAATACCTATTTTGCCAAACATTCTCAGGGCGTGGAATAATGCGAACAAGGCAGAATTGAATGCGGAACAACTTTGGGAGCACTTGAATAATGTTAATAAGGAGGACGAAATAACTAAGTTGAATCATTATATCTGGCAGAGATATGCGTCAAGTGTATGGGATGACATTCGCGGAGATAACATTCTACCATTCAGAGACTCAAAGGAGGAAGACGATGAAAAGCACGTCCACCCTCTTCAACTTGACGTTATTGATAGGCTCGTTGAGTTATATTCAAATCCTAGCGAAGTTATTCTTACGCCATTTATGGGCGTTGGAAGCGAGGTTTTTAGTCCAGTATCGATGGGGAGAAAGGCAATCGGGATTGAATTAAAAGACAGCTACTTTAAACAGGCTAAACTCAACTTAGCTGAAGCTAGCAAAAGATTTAATATAAAATCAAAACAAGGGTTACTAATATGACCAACCAAATGCAATGGCGCGGGTATCCGCTCCGGTGCTGGCCTAACCACCAAGACGACTGCTACCGTTGGGATTGGGAAGTCCAGATCGACGGCAAGTGGGTTGAGGTTGTTACTCAGGCAACGCGGTGGATCGAGGCGGAAGCCGAGGAGACGCTGCAGCGATATCTCGAAAGAAAGAAAACATGATCCTCTCACCCGACTTCCCTGACCACTACAAGACGAAGATTCTGCTACGCCTAGCCGGTCACGCAGGGGTGTTCAGCCTTCTCAAACTCTGGTCGCAATGCCAGTTCCGCAAGTGCGAGCGGATAGAAAAGCCAGCCGCAATAATCGCAGCTATTGCCGACTGGGAAGGTGACCCGGATCAGCTCGAAAACGCACTCATCGAAAGTGGGTATGCAAGGCGTGAAGGCGATGCGTTTATTTTGCACCAATGGCAAGATCAGAATAAGCGTTTATTCAGCAATTACAAAAATGGGAAGAAAGGCGGAAGGCCCAAAAATGACCCTCCAAAGCCACAAAAAAAGCCAGTCGGAATGCGTCTGTAAATAACCCAAACGAAACCCAACGATAACCCAAATGAAACCCAACCGTAACCTAACACAAACCATAGGTGGACTAGATAGATAGAATATCTATCTACTAACGTAGATAGATAGGCTTCGCCTCTCTCGCTTAAGGCGAGAGGCGAGCCTTAGAAGGGAAACAAGATGGCAATTTTAAAACGAGAAGAGACACCAACCAGATCGGCAGTCCCGACAGCACCGAGCGCAGAGAAAGCGGCGATCTCGATCATTCTCCAAAACTACGAAGTCTTGGATGCGGCGAAGTGGGATGCGGATCTGTTCTTTGAGCACGCCAACCGCGCACTTCTCTCAGCGGCCAAAGAGTGCCACAACGAAGGATTCAAGTCCGACATCTTCCGACTCCAGGCTGTGCTCGAAGAAAAGGGAATGATCTTCGACGTTGGCGGATACCACGGAGTGACGGAAGCCTTCACGGCATACCCGACAGGGGACGCTGTCGCCGCTCTCGACTTCAGAAAGGACTTGCTCAAGGCGCGTCGGTATCGCAAAGCGATGGCGAAGCTGCACGAAAGCAAAGACGACATCCGAGAAATGCGGGCGGATCTCAACGGCATCGCTCAACACCTGGCAGACAGCGACGAAGAACAAGTCGGTGCGCTATCGATCAAGCAGCAATGCACCGAACTCTTGAACGAACTCGAAAAGACGACGCAACCCGAACGCTTCCATACCGGCGTCTCGGGACTGGATGAAAAGCTGAACGGCGGTTTTGAGCGGGGAGCGCTCGCAGTATTCGCCAGCGAGACTTCGGGCGGTAAGTCTATTGCTTTGCTTCAAACTGCCCTGCACGGGGCTATAAACGCCAAGAATGGCATCATCTTTAGCCTAGAGATGAGCGCGCTTCAGGTCATCTGCCGTTTGGTTGCATCCAAAAGCGGGTGGCGTTGCGTGTCGGCTTACGAGAACCCGAACAAACAACACCTGGCCGGAATACAGAATGGCATCGCAGAAATATCGGCGCTCCCGATCACAATTCACGACCAAGTATCTGATATTGATACTATCGAGTCGATATGCCGGCAACAAAAGCGCACCGGCCTTGACTGGATCGTTGTGGACTACATTCAACTTTGCTCGCCTTCCGCCGATAGCAAAAGCGAGACACGCGAACAACAAGTGAGCGAAGTTGTGCGCAGGCTGAAATTGATGGCGCTTCATTTAAATGTTTGCGTCCTGACCGCATCTCAACTAAACGACAAGGGAGAACTCCGCGAGTCGCGGGGCATAGGTCATCACGCCGACTACGTCCTGCACATAGATCATGCAAACCATCCCGACTCAGAAATTAAACTTATGAAGAACCGAAACGGCGAACGCCACGTCTCCGCTCCGGTTCTAATGCAAGGCGGCATCAGCCGCTTTGTCGATAGGGTGAAGACGAAATGACCTAACAATTTTACGGGCGGCTTTACTTGGATGTTTGGACGCCCGATAAAAAGACTACCGTTTTGCTTGGTGGGAGCAGTTTATCGCGCCCTTTATTCGGAGACAAAAAACAAGAAACTATTTGCAATACAAAAAATATATGCGAACAAAGATATTCGATGCACGACCAACGCGACGCGGCGGAATACGACGAAGCCAGCTACACCCCAGACTTTTATTCGTTCGACGATCCGCACGCAGGCCACGCATTCCGCATGACGGCGTATCGAGAAGCATCGGAGAAACTCTTGGTTGTCTTAAACAAAACGATCAGCTTCCTAGCCGAACACGGCTACAGTCGAAGCAAAACGCTGTGGGGCGTGGCATTTGCTCTGGGGCATCCGCTCACCGCGGGTATGTCGATGCTGGAAGCAGGCAGGGAGCTAGGTTGCACCAAGCAGGCCATAAGCAAGATCGCAATGGACTTTCTCGACACTACCGGCCTACCGCCTAGCACGTCACTTAAGAGCGAAGAAGCTCGAAACACATACCGTAAAACAAACACAAATAAATATGGAACCAAACGAAATCACGGCGCTCACGCTGCCAGTAATTGAAACAGAGATCCGCACCGCATACGCGGAGGCCAACGCCCTAGCCGTAACAGCCAAAGGCAACGCTCGCGCTGCCGTTCTACGTATGGCCGACTGTGGGCAGATGATCATGGTCGCCAAGGATCACGTCCGAGGCAACCGCAACGAGTGGCTCGCATCGCTCGGCATCGATGCAGACAAGGCAGCCAAGGCGATACATCTAGCACGCAACCGCGATCAACTAGAACTCGACCTATGGCCGGCAGACATGGCAAAGCTCGGCGCACAGATGCTCGGCATCCTGCCGCCTCCAGGTTCAGCAGGCCGTGAAGAGAACGACCCCGAACGGACAACGGGCGCATCGACGCATTGGCTGACGTATGCGGGTAAGTTGCAACGCTCATTCACCGACCTATTCACGCGCAAGCCGGTCGAACAATGGCGACAGGATGAGAGAGAATCTTTGCGCGTTTCGCTCAAGCCCATCGTCGAGATTTACAATAAATTGATTTGACAATCCTAGCAGATAGGATATATGTTTAATGAAATGCCCACACTGCAATCAGCAAATCAATATCGGGAAAATCCTTGGCTCTTTAAAGTCGAAGAAGAAAGCCGAGTCATCAAAGATAAACGGAATGAAGGGGGGAAGGCCAAAGGCTACAACCCTACCAAATACAAAAAGCAATGCGCCAAATGCTTGATTGATTTTTCATGCGGAAGCTCGCAGCAAAAGTATTG